CGAAATTGTGTTGTTGTCCACTGCACGAGCGGCGAAAAAATATTTTCGCAAAGCGCCGAAAACCCCTTGACATAGGTGCTAGCACCGTGATAGACTCTGCGCCGTTCGACCGACAAAGGAGAAAAGCAAGATGCCCAACATGAGAAAAACGACCAAGCGCCAGCTCAACTTGAGCATGCCGCTTGAGCTCTACCACAAGATAGACAAGTTCAGGCAACGCCTTCGCCAGCAGCGCGTGAGCGATACCGCGCTCACCCTGCTCGAAGAAGCGACGAGAGACATCGAACTGACATCGACGGACTACGATCGGATCAAGAAGGAGGTTGCCGAGAATGAACGCAAGCGGAAAAACAAGTAAGAAGATCGGGCTGCTGGTCGATCCGCACGTTCTCGAGAAGGTGCGCAAGACAGCTGCGAAGGAGAATTGCTCGCTCAACGACGCGGCTCTTCTTTTGATTCGCAAGGTGCTAGCACCGCGCGCCGTCTAACTGACGAAACAGACCTTACGCATTGATGCTTGGCCATTCAACTTTGCTAGCAGGGTGCTAGCACCTACCACCCACCAACCCCACCACCCACGATGATCGACCTCCACATCACCTTCACGGAGCACGGCGGCGCGCTCCGCTTCCGCGCCGAGGCGGACCCCTCCAAGTCCACGCCGCTCGAGAACGCGACCGCGCGCCTCGTCGCCCTGTTTCTTGAGCGCGAGATGAACCTCTTCTTCGCGACCGCCCAGCGAGCCCTTTCCCGCGGCGTCGTCGTCGCGCCAGATCCCGAATCCAACTCCGCGAAGGATCCGCAAGTTCTCCCCTCGGCGGAGGCCGCACCCGCGGATCGGCCGGCGACGACGCCGCCTTCCTCTCTCGAGACCGGCGTCTTCACTCCGAAGGACGCGCCGGTCGACCTTCCGCCGGATCCTCCGGCGACTCCCGCGCCGACCGCGCCCGCCCCGCCGTCCGAGCAGCCGTCGGCGATCCCTACCAGGCTCGGCGACGTTCGCCGCGACGCGAAGGTTCTCGTCGTTCCCGACCAGGCGCCGCCCGCCACGGCCGTCGCCCCCCTCCCGCCGCCCGAGATCTTCGAGCAGCCGGGCGACTAGGACCCAGGAACCCCGAATGATGTCCCCGAACCTCCCCAGCTTCATTTCGACCTCGCTCGCCAGGCAGCAGCTCCGGCTCTCCGAGGCGTCGTTCTACCGGCTCTTCCCGGCAGGCGAGCAGTTCGCTCGCGGGATGCTCTCGTGCCAGGCGCTCGTCGACTCGCTCAACAAGTGCCGGCGCGGCTCGCTCGACCCGCTCTCCGCCCCGATGCCGCTGCTCTCCGAGAAGGAGGTAGCCCCGCTCCTGCGCGTCGACGGCCATCCCGCCTCGGTCCCGCAGGTGCGCCGCCTCTGCAACCGCCGGCTCTTCCCGATCCCGCATTTCGACCTCGGCCCGAAGCTCAAGCGCTTCCCGAAGGGCGCCGTCGAATGGTGGCTCGGGATGGTCGGATCGTCCGTCCCCGTCGTCCGCCGGAAGTTCCGCTACGGAAAGACATCCGCATGACCGAATGGACGGACCAGCAGCGCAGGAGCGTCCTCTCCTTCTTCCGCCGCGCGAGCGCGGCGACCGGCAGTCTCGCCGAAGAGGCGCGCTCCCTGCTCCGCTGGCTCGACCCCCCAACCAAGCTCCCTCCCGAACATGAACTCGACCGCGAAACCGGAAACTGGGTCGAAGCCGAGAACCGCTACTACCGGCGAAAGGCCCTCGTCGCGCAGCTTATGCGCGCGCCGGGGCATCGCCTCCGCGCCTCCGAGATCAGCCTGCCGGGCGTCACGTCCCGCACGGCGCTCTCCCGGTGGCTCTCCGCCCAGGTCCGGTGCGGATTCCTGAAGCGGACCGAGGGCCGGATCGCGCGGAACCGATTCGCGACCTACTACTACTCGATCGCAGAACCCGCCCCGAAGTAGCGCCTACCTCCCGAACCAAGTCCTATCGTTGCCCAACAACCCACACCCGACAATGCAACGCCACGTCATACTCCTCCCGATGCGCGGATCCCCGCGCCTCCTCCCGGCGGCCTCCGCTGGCTCCCTCGTCGCGCAGATCGAAGACCTCGTCGGAGGTCACTTCGTCGCGATCCCGGCCGTCGAATGGCTCGGCGACCGCCATCATCTCGCAGTCCTCGCCCACCCCCGCGCCGGCACCGACGCCAGCGCGAACGCCCTCGCCGGGCGCGTCCTCGGCGTCCCGACGCACGGCCCCGTCGTGCTCGCGCGCCGGCCGGACGACGACCGCTCCTTCTTCCGCGAGGAGCGGCCCGGCGACCGCAGAGCCGTCCCGTTCGAAACTCCGCAGGCGCGCGCCGTCCTGGCAGCGCTCGGATCGGAGATCGAGGGGATGCACCATGCCTAGCCCCCATCGCGCCGCCGCAGCCGGCCGGACGGTCCGAGGTGGAAAGTCAGCGGAGCGCCTCCCGCTCCGGCTGCGCGTTGCGGGCTTCCTTCTCTCCCGCGCCGAGTTCGTCCACCGCGAACTGCGCGACTTCTACCGCACGCCGCTCGGCTTCATGCTCGTCTGGTCCAACGTCGTTCTCTGGACCATCGCCATCATGGAAAGGATCGTCCGATGCTGAAGCTCGCCGCCTATCTCGTCGTCGGAGTCGCCGTGCTGTTCCTTCTCGCAGCCCTGGAGGACGACTAGCTTTTCCCACAACCCAACCCAACCCAACCCCAAAGATGAACACCGAAGACACCACGCCCGCCGCTCCCGCCGAGGAGCAGCCGCCCGCCGTCGAGGACCGCGAAGGTCCCGCTTCGGAAGCGCCCGCTTCCGCCGAAGAGACTCCGCCCGCCGAGCCGGATCCCGCCGAGGAGTCCGCGCCCGACGAGGAGGAGAAGCCCGCCGAGCCCGCGAAGGACGAGAAGCCCTTCCGCCTCCGCTCCGGCCCGACCTACGAGGAGCAGCGCGCCAAGATCGTCGAGCGCGTCGAGGCGTGCGAGGCGTCCGTCGCGAAGCACCGCAACGCGATGAAGAAGGCCTCGCGCAACGTCGCCGAGCTTGCCGCGCACGACCTTGACACGCAGACCGCCGTCGCCGAGTATCGCAAGGAGGATGCCGCCTGGCAGGACGCCGTCGACAACCTCAACAGCACGCTCGACGAGCTCCGCTCCTGCGACGCCAACCCCGAGCAGTTCGACGGTCCCGCCGCCGAGGAGCCCGCCGCGCCGGAGGAGCCCGCCCCCTGGGATGGCTCGTCCGTCGAGTTCCTCGACGTCCCCGAGGAGGAGTACCACGAGGCCGCGCGCAAGCGCGAATTCACCTCGTCGCACTACCTCGCCCTCTACCGCAAGTGCCCGGCGCTCTACCACCAGGAGATGCTCGGCCTCGCCCCGCGCAAGGATTCGGCCGCGTTCATGTTTGGCCGTGCCGTTCACGTTGCGATCTTGCAGGGCAAGGACGCGTTCGACGCGCAGTTCCGCGTCGACGACGGCCCGATCAACGAGCGCACCGGCAAGCCGTTCGCCGCCGGGACCAAGGCCTGGGACGAATACTTCGCAGACGAGACCCGCACCGTCATCTCGACCGCCGACTTCGGCGTCATCCAGGACATGCGCCTCTCCGTCCTCGAGCACCCGGTCGCCGCCGCGCTTCTCGAGAAGGGCCGCGCCGAAGGGACGATTCGCGTCCCGGACCTCTGCGGCCTGCCCTGCCAGATCAGGATTGACTGGTTCAACCCCGAGCGCGGAATCGTGGACCTTAAGTCCACCGCCGATCTCGACCGGTTCGTCTGGGACGCGCGCGACTACGACTACATCTACCAGATGGCCTTCTACCGGCAGACTCTCGCCGCAAAGTTCCCGCAAGCTGCCGGCGCGCCGGTGAACATCATCGCCGTCGAGAAGCAGCGGCCTTTCCGCTGCGGCGTCTGGACGGTCAATCCCTACGACCTCTCGCTGGCCGCCGGCAAGAATGCCGCCACCATCGGCCAGCTTGCCGTCTCTCTCCGCAACGGCGGCCGCTGGCCCACCCTCTACGAAACCATCCGCACCCTCACCCTCAAGGACTAACAATGAGCAACCTCCTCTCCACCGTTCAGCACGGACTCAATCCCACCCCGCCGCGCATCGTCCTGCACGGCACCCCCGGCGTCGGCAAAAGCACCTTCGCCGCCCACGCCCCGAACCCGATCTTCGTCCAGACCGAGGACGGCTTGGGCCAGATCGACACGAGCAAGTTCCCCGTCGCCACGACGCTGCAGCAGGTCTACGACCAGCTCGACGCCCTCGCCACCGAGAAGCACGACTTCGAGACCGTCGTGATCGACTCCCTCGACCGCCTCGAATCCCTCATCTGGGCGAAGCTCTGCGCCGACTTCCACGTGAAGGCGATCGAGAAGGTCGACGGCGGCTACGGCAAGGGCTACGTCTACGCCCTGAACGAATGGCAGCGCGTCCTCGAGAAGGTCGACGCCCTCCGTAACCGCCGCGGCATGATGGCGATTCTCATCTCGCACACCAAGACCGCGACCGTCGTCGACCCGGAGCTGGCCTCCTACGACACCTGGACGCTCGCGCTCGACAAGCGCGCGATGAACCTGATCCACGGATGGGCGGACGCGATCCTGTTCGCCTCCTTCCGCATCCGCGTCGACACCGACACGAACAAGGCCAGGCCCACCGGAGCCGATGGTGGCGAGCGCACCCTGCGTGCCGTCGGCGGCCCCGCCTGCCTCGCCAAGAACCGCTTCGGATTCCCCGCGACGATGCCCCTCGACTGGTCCGCCGTCGAGAAGGTGCTGTTCAAGGAGTAGCCTAATTTCCCCAACACACCAACCCAACAACCAATAAGGAAAAATCAAATGAGCACAGACTTCGACTTCACGGCGTTCGACGCCGACACGATCGACACGTCGGACAACTACGATCCGATCCCCGAAGGGACCTACGAATGCGTCGTTGAAAAGACCGAGATGCTGCCGACCAAGAAGGGCGACGGCTCCTACCTCAAGCTCACCTTCTCCGTCATCGACGGCCAGTACGACGGCCGCAAGTTCTTCACGAACTTCAACCTCGTCAATCCGTCGGCGGCCGCCGAAGAGATCGGCCGGAAGAACCTCGCGAAGGTCCAGAAGGCCATCGGCCGTCCGCGCATCCAGTCCCACGAGGAGCTCTGCGACATTCCCCTCCAGGTTCGCATCTCGATCCGCAAGGAGGAGGGCTTCAAGCCGCAGAACGAGTTCGTGAACTGCTGGCCTTCGGAGAAGTATCCGCCCGAGAAGGCTGCTCCCGCCGCCGCCCCGGCCCAGCAGCCCGCGCCTGCGCCGGCGCCCGCCCCGCAGCCAGCCCCGGCCCCCGCTCCGGCCCAGCAGCCTGCTCCGGCCGCCGCTCCCGCCGCCGCCACCGTCCAGCCCCGGAAGGTCGCGCCGTGGAAGAGGCAGTAGTCCTCGAACTTCCCTACCCGCCGTCCGAGAACCATTACCGCGCCCACCTACGCGGGCACATGGTCGTCATCACGGCGAAGGGGAAGGCCTACCGCAAAGCCGTGCGCGCGGTCGCCGTCGAGTCCGGGTTCGTCCCGGACTCGGCCGGCGCCACGCCGCGGACCCTGCGCGGGCCCCTCTTCGTCCGCGTCGAGCTCTACCCGGCCGACAACCGCCGGCGCGACATCGATAACCCACTCAAGGCCCTTCTCGATTCCCTTACCTTCGCCGGCGTGTGGGAGGACGACTCGCAGATCGTCCGCCTCCTCGTCGAGAAGAAGCGCCGCGTCGACGGCAACCCATTCTGCGTCGTCTCGGTCCGCGAACACCACGATCTGCCGTGAACCTCCGCCCCTACCAGCTCGAGGCCGTCGAGGCCGTCTACCATCATCTCGAGACGAAGGACACGAACCCCTGCGTCGTGATCCCCACGGCCGGCGGGAAGAGCCTGGTCCTCGCCCGGATCGCCTCCGACGCCGTCTCCCTCTGGGGCGGGCGCGTCCTCATCCTCGCGCACGTGAAGGAGCTTCTGCAGCAGAACGCCGACAAGATCCACCGCCTTTGCCCGAGCATCCCGGTCGGCGTTTATTCCGCCGGCCTATCCTCCCGCGACACGGACGAGCCCGTCATCGTCGCCGGCATCCAGTCCGTCTACCAGCGCGCCGCCGAGCTCGGGGCCTTCGACCTCGTCATCGTCGACGAGGCGCATCTCATTCCCGAGGACGGCGACGGAATGTATCGCACCTTCCTCGCCGCGAGCAAGGAGATCTGCCCGCACCAGCGCGTGATCGGCTTTACCGCCACCCCCTACCGCGTGAAGGGCGGCCTCATATGCAAGCCCGAGAATGTGCTGAACGAGATCTGCTACGAGGTCGGCGTCTCGCGCCTCGTCGGCGAAGGCTACCTCTCGCGCCTCACCTCCAAGTGCGGCAAGTCCACCATCGACCTTACGGGCCTGCGCGTCCGCGCCGGCGAGTTCGTCCAGGAAGACGTCGAGCAGGCCGTCAACACCTCCGGCGCCGTCGACTCCGCCGTCCGCGACCTCGTCGAGAAGACGAAGGACCGCAAGTCCGTCATCGTCTTTTGCAGCAGCGTGAACCACTGCTACGCCGTCGCCGAGAAGCTCCGTCTCCTCGTCCAGGACCGCGTCGCCATCGTGACCGGCGACACCCCCTCCGACGAGCGCGCGAAGATTCTCGCCGCCTTCAAGGGTGTCACGCAGACCAACCTCTTCGGCGAGACCGAGCCGCCCGTGAAGTATCTACTCAACATGGGCGTCCTCACCACCGGCTTCGACGCCCCGAACATCGACTGCGTCGTCCTCCTGCGACCCACCAAGTCCTGCGGGCTCTACGTGCAAATGGTCGGACGCGGCTTCCGCCTTTCGCCGGACACCGGGAAGACGAACTGCCTCGTCCTCGACTATGGCGGCAACATCGTCCGGCACGGCCCGGTCGACTGCGTCGTCGTCCGCAAGCAGCCGCGCGCCAAGCAGGGCGCCGAGCCCGTAATGGCGAAGGAATGCCCCGGATGCGGCGAGATGCTCGCGCCGGCCTACTCCGTCTGCCCCGTCTGCGGGCATGTCTTCTCCCGGCGCGAGGTCGAGCTGGCGGAGCGAGCGACCAACGGCGGCATCGTCTCGGGCGAGCCGGTTGTCGAGGAGCACGAGGTAGCCCTCGTCGACTACAGCGTACACGAGAAGAAGAACGCCGAGCCCGGCGACCCGCGCACCGTCGAGGTGACCTACTTCGAGCCGGGGATGTGCAAGCACGTCCGCGAATGGCTCTGCGTCGAGCACGAGGGCTACCCTCGCGAGAAGTTCCTGCGCTGGTGGCTTACCCACACGAGCGGCAAGGTCCCCGCCCCGCAGACCGCCGAGCGCTGCGTCGCCCTCTGCCGCGATCCGTCCGTCGTCCGCCGCGCAACCGCCATCGAGACCACGCTCCGGCCCGGCGAGAAGTTCGCCCGCGTCACCCGCTACGACCTCGCGCCGCTCGAACCTCCCGCGCCCAAGCCGCAGCCGGGTCTTGCACCGGCCGCTCCTGCGGCCGGACAAGAGCTCGAGCCCGGCTCCGATCTCGACGTCCCTCCTCCGCCCGTCGATTCCTACGACCCCTTCGACGACCTTCCCTTCTGATCCGCCATGCTTGCCGACGCCGCAAAATCCTACCTGGCCGCCGGGCTCTCCGTCCTGCCGGCGACGCGCGCGAAGAAGCGCCCGTCGATCCGCTCGTGGAAGCAGTACCAGACGCGCCTGCCCACCGCCGCCGAGGTCGGCGCGTGGTTCGCCAACCGCCACGACGCGCTCTGCCTCATCTGCGGCGCCGTCTCCGGCAACTTCGAATGCCTCGACTTCGACTCCGCCGGCGCCGCGTGGGAGGACTTCGGGCGCGTCCTCCCTCCGGAGCTTGGCGAGCGACTTGTCTTCGAGCAGACCCCCTCCGGCGGCTATCACGTCTTTTACCGCTGCTCCGAGCCAGTCGCCGGCAACCAGAAGCTCGCGATGTCCGAGGCCGGCCAGGTCCTCATCGAGACCCGCGGCGAGGGCGGGCTCGTCCTCGTCGCGCCCTCCGAGGGCTACGAGCTTCTCGGCGGCGCCTTCGAGAACCTCGCCGTCTTCACACCCGCCGAGCGCGAAGCCCTCCTCTCCGCCGCCCGCTCCCTCGACCGCCGGCCGAAGCCCGCCGCGAAGCCCGCCGCTTCGGCCCGTCCGGCCTCGTCCGCAAGTCCGGCACGCGGAGTGGAGCCGCGCGCCGACTCGGCGTGCGAAGAATACGATCTCCTCCCCGGCGAGGACTACGACGCCCGCGCCGACATCCGCCCGCTCCTCGAATCCTACGGCTGGCGCTACCTCCGCACCACCGGCGAGAACGAGAACTGGCAGCGCCCCGGCAAGACAGGCGACCAGCAGTCCGCCACCTTCAACGGCACCGTCTTCTACGTCTTCAGCAGCAACGCCGTCCCCTTCGAGGCCGGCCACGGCTACGGCAAGTTCGCCGTCTACGCGACCCTCGTCCACGGCGGCGATCTCCAGACCGCCACCGAGGCGCTCTACGCCGAGGGCTACGGTCACAAGGGCGATCCCACGGCCGGCGTCGACTCCTCCGCCGTCATCGCCCAGGCGCAGTCCGTCGTCACCGTCTTCGAGAATGCGCCGGCCACCGCCGCCGCTCCGTCCGCAAGTCCTGAAGGCGAGGCTCCGCCCTCGCCGGAATCCGACGCTCCGCCTTCGCCGGAAGACGACGCTTCGCCCTCGCCGGCGGAATCTCTCTGGCCCCTCTACTCCTGCCCCGGCTTCGTCGACTCCCTCGCGGACTACACGCTCCGCACCGCGCGCTACACAAACCGCGCGCTCGCCTTCTCCGGCGCCCTCGCTCTGCTCTCCTTCCTCTGCGGCCGCCGCTACCGCACGCTTTCGCATCTCTCCTCCCAGCTCTACCTCATCGCGCTCGCGGACTCCGCCACCGGCAAGGAGTGGCCGCGGCAGGTCAACTTCCGTCTCCTGCAGTCCTTCGGCTACGCCTCTTCATTCGGCGACCGCTTCGCCTCCGGCGAGGGCCTGGAGGACTCCCTCTACCGCTCGCCGTCGATGTTCTACCAGCCCGACGAGATCAGCTTCCTCTTCGCCTCGTTCTCCGACCGCAACTTCTCTCCGACCGCCTCGTCGATCGCCAACACAATCCTCCGCCTCTACACCGACGGCATCTACGCGATGCGCGTCGTCTCCCGCAAGCGGGCGGGCAAGGGTCAGGCCGGCGAGGAGGCGAAGGCCCGGATCATCGAGAACCCGAACCTTGTCCTCTTCGGAACAGCCACGCCCGAGAAGTTCTACTCCTCGCTCTCCCTCGACGGCCTCGAGAACGGCCTTCTCGGCCGCTGCTTCGTTGTGCCGGCGTCCGCCCGCCGCGTGCGGAACCTCGACCCGTCCTACGACGAGCAGCCGCCAGCCGTCGTGCGAGAGACCTTCGGCGTCCTGAACGAGATGGGCGACTCCTCCGCCAAGAAGGACGGCTCGCGCTCCGTGCCCGAGACGCCCGAGGCCACCGCCGAGCTTGGCCGCATCGACGACGCTTTCACAGACCGCGTCAACGCCGCGCTCGCCGGCTCGCAGCTCGACGGCGGCGACGCCGCGCTCTGGGGCCGCGCATTCGAAAAATGCTACAAGCTCGCGCTCCTGCGCGCCGTGTCGCGCGATCCGGAGGAGCCGCGCGTCACCGTCGACGACGCACAGTGGGGCGCCGCGCTCGCCGAGGGCGTCGTCCTCGACCTCCTGAGCCAGGCGCGCCTGCACATCGCGTCCGACGACTTTATGTCAACCGTGAACATCGTCCGCCGCGTCCTCAACTCCCATCGCGGCAAGCCGGTCCCCCGCTCCGTCATCGTTCGCGCTACGCGTGTTCGCACCCGCGTCCTCGACGAGGTTGTCGACTACCTCAAGGAGGCCGGCGAGCTCGAGGCCGGCGTCGCGCGCGGAGCCCGCAAGACCGTCCCCGCCTACCGTCTCGTCAAAGCCAGATGAACGCGAAGAAGCGCCTAGCCGTCGCGGCTCCCGCCGCGTCCCGCCTCCCCGTCCGCAGCGCCCGCGGAGTGCGTCCGTCCGCAGACTCCGCGGCCGACGCTCTCGCGCCCTTCCGCGAGAAGTTCGCCAGGATCCGCGCCGGCACGTGCCTCGAATGCTACTTCTCGTCCGGCGGCGGCGAGCGCCTCTGGTGCCACATCCTCGGCCACGGCGTCGCCCACAACGGCGGCGCCTGCACCGCCTTCGTCTCCGGCGATATGGTCGAGGCGCTCGCGAAGATGATGGGCGCCGAGCCCGTCGGCCGCCGCGACACCTCCCTTCGCCTCAAGCTTCCGCCACAGTAACCCGCACAACCAACCGCTATGAGCAACACCTACCAGATGCACGGCATCGTGTCCGACGTCAAGGCGCCCTGGGTCGGCCGCACCGGCAAGCCGCGCCGCGACCTCGTGATCGAGCAGGAGATTCCGGGCGACCCGCCCCGCAGGCAGTTCGTCCGCTTCGGCTTCTCCGGCGAGCTCGTCGGACTGCTCGACAACCTGCAGATCCTCGATCGCGTCGTCGTCACCTTCGGCATCTCCTGCCGCCCCGTCGTCGGCCGCGACTCCATCCCGCGCCATTACGTCCACCTCTACGGCCTCGACGTCCGGCCCGAATCCTAGCCTCTTCCACGGGAGAACTTGCAATGCCACGCGAAATCAACACCGTCGATCTCTTCTGCGGCGCCGGCGGAGCCACCACCGGCCTCGAGCTCGCCCTGCGCCAGCTCGGCTACCGCCACCGCGGACTCGCGCTCAACCCCTGGAAAATCGCGGC